CTCTTTGAATGATGCACTACTTTACCATTATAACCTTAGTAATCGAGACGCCGAGCGTCCTCGTAACAAAATGGAGATTTTGGATGAGGGTCATATAGCTTCATCGTCGAAATTATCGACGACTCACTGTAGATCGGGGATAAGAAATCACCTTCCATGTGCTCCGCAATAGCATCATCAATCATTGATCGAGTGATGACAATAGCAAAGCAACTGGAGTTTTTCTTACTACCAGCACTATGAAGTCCTACAATACATGATCCTATGTCCCGTTCAGCTACAACAGGCAATCCACACATTCCCGGTGTGTGATTACCCCATTCATAGTAAACGGTATTTTGGTAAGTCAGTATCTCATCACCGTCGTCCACTTCCAAAGGTTTGGAATAGGCTCTAACCATGATGTCTTCAGATTGAATCATACCACGAGCATTCGTGAATGGTTCAACTGTTTCTGGAAAATGTTTCATAATGTCTTTGAAGGAAATTTCGTTAATACGGACGAGTGCAATATCGTCTGTGACCATAACGGCATTATTCCATTCAACATTCACATTCTTGTACGCATCATGCTCTTCGATGCCGCCTTTTACGGAGACTTTAATCTCTGTTAAGCGGTTTTTACCTCGGAGAGCATGTCGATGAATCAAAGCATAATCATTACGAACACCTAAACAATAGGTTTCTCGTGGTAGATCTGCATTGACTACACGACATCGACGTGTATTTCTCAAGACATGATCAGACAAAGACTTACGTCCGCATGTATGGACAGAAGGTGGTGGTTGCATGACATTGTGCCATTGAAAACCAGTACCTTTAGTGCGAACTCGTTTATACGAACTCCCACACCCATACAGTTTTTCGGTATCATTACACTCCTTTGTTTCAGGAGTTTCAACTACGAATTCCGAAGCTTCAGCATGTGGCTTAGGCTTCTTTTCCATAAATTTCTTATATGCAATAATACTACCGACTGCGGCTGTACAAGCTGACATGATGATTACACTGCGTGTTGAGAACAAATTTTGGACATCAAATGCCCCAAATAAATATCCTTTCAACTCAGCATACTTTTGCTTTAGTCGTACTACTGGCGACAAAATTCGCCTACGACTTTCAGTCATAAAATCATCAATCGCAACATCACGTTCCTTCGCATAATCAATTTGCGTGAGAACCGCAAGTGCTGCAAACAGCAAGTATGGTAACATTCCAC